AAACTGTTGCTGGAACACTTACTGTGACTGGTGCGTTAGAAGCTGCGTCAGTTGATGGTGGGACATTCTAATCATGGCACAAATTATTGACAAACAGATGTCTGCTACGGAGATTATCCGTAAAGACCTAGAGCGTGGTGGTTTGAGCAAACAAGAAGAGAAGTTCTTCAAGAGTTTAGCCATTATGATTCAACAAAACAAAGCTGTTGTTGTACGGCACAATAACACTGTGTTTATCGGTATTCGTAAAGAACCGGGTGTATTAGAAGTGCATATGTATACAGTAGACACTCCTAATATGCTTCTTGGTGCAATGAAGGTTGGAATTGATGCAGTCAAGAAAGCTGGGATAAAGAAGTTAGTATCTGAAACTGATAACTACAAACTAATAACAATGATGCAAAAGATGAACTTACCTGTAGAAGTAAAGAAGAAGGGTAAGTCGTTTGCATGGTCACTGGAGATTAAATAATGGGTGGCGGAGGCGGATTTGTATCAGCGATAACAGACCCAATTTCTGATGTACTAGGTACTTCGGGTGGCGATGGCGGTCTTTTAGGTGCTGTAGAAGATGTTGGTGGGTTCATTGGTGATGCTGGTAAAGTTATTGATGACGCAGTTATACAACCAATTGTAGATGACCCAGTTAACACTGCTATTAAACTTGGTGCTTACTATGTTGGTGGTCCTTTAGGAAGTGCCGTAGCAAGTGCTGGTATTTCAGCAGCACAAGGTAATGACATTGAAGACATCGCTAGAGATGCTGCTGTTTCGTATGTTGCAGGTCAAGTTGGGGGTGAAGTCGGCGGTGCTGTTGCGGGTGAAACAGGTTCACAGTTAGCGGGTAACTTAGCACAAGGCGGAACATCTGGTGCAACAAGTGCTGTGTTGTCTGGAAGAGACCCAGTAACAGGATTATTGTCTGGTGTTACCAATGCTGGTATTAGTGCCGGTGTCGGCTCAGTCGTAGATGCAGGAGCAAACTTATTTAATCAAACAAATACAGGAAGTACAGGTATGGATGAACTATTTAATACTACCGGCGAAGACTTTAACATGGGCGGCATATTTAGCGGCACAGGTGAAGACTTTAACATGGGTGGTAATCCTAACATTATCCCCGGCGAACTTGGGGACATCTTTCAAGACGCTCAAGGTAACATTATTCTGTCTTCCGGCTCTGACATTCAAGCTGCACAGTCTCTTGGTTTAGATTCTACCGCATTAACTAACTATGCTAAACAGTTCGGGACTCAAGCTCTTAGAGCGTTATTAGGCACTAGAGGCGGTACAGGCGGAACTGCTGGCGGTGCAGGCACACAAGGAGGTTTGCTTGGTGCTGGTGCTAACTATTTCTTGTCTGACGCAGCTCGTAGAGCAATTCAATCTGCATCACAGCAGTCAGCTCAACAGCAGTTAGAAGCTACTCGCAGAGCAGAACAGTTTGCTACATTTAAACCTGTTGGCGTAACTACCGCTTTTGGTCAGTCTAACTTTGGCTTTGACCCAACAACAGGACAGCTCGTATCAGCAGGATACACTGCTACTCCCGAAGTGGCTGCACAGCGTCAGCGTCTCTTTACTCTCGGTGCTGAAGCACTGCCAACTACTGCAGACACCACTGCATTACAACAACAATATCTTGAGCAACAGCGTGGCTTATTAGCTCCAAGTCGTGAACAACAACTAGCTCAGTTGCGTAATCGTCAATATCAGCGTGGAACCACTGGTTTAGCTACTGGTGGAACTGTAGCTGGATACGCTCCCAATGCTGCTGGTTTAATGGCTACAAATCCTGAGATGGCTGCTTATTACAATGCACTTGCAAGAGAAGACGCTACTTTAGCAGCTAACGCTCCTACTTATGCTCAAGACTTGTTAAATAAGAGAATTGCTAGTGGAACTAATCTGTTTACTCAAGCTGGTGCATTAGAGACGATGGCACAACAGCCATTAACACTTGGAGCTGGTCTAGGCGCTCAAGCTGCTACAGCAGGGTCAAGAGCAGGACTATATGGATTAACAGGCGGACAAGGAGCTGCTCAGACTCAACTATATGGTAATGTTGCTGGTGCGTCAGGTCAACTAGGACAAGCTCAAGGACTGCTTACTGGTGTAAGTCCTTATTTACAGCAAGCTGGTAACTATGTACTTAATAATTGGTTAGCATAAGGAATAATCATGGCAGATATGTTCGATAAAGAAGAGTTAAGTATTGTTGGTGGTTTGTTTCCTAATACCTTAGCTATTGCTGAAGCAGAAAAGCTAGGACAGCAAGAAGCTGCTTATAAGCGGTTTAGCGGTGCTGCTGGCACACAGAATCCTTTTGGTGGTCTTGCTGGTCTATCAGGAATGTTTGGCACTGCTGCAGGGCAGGAGTTGCGTGGTTTAGCTGGCGCACAAAGCCCAACAATGCAGTTAGTGTCTTTGCGTGACCAAGCTGCTAAACAGTTTGATACTAGCACTCCTGAAGGATTAGTACAGATGGCTCAGTTCTTAAATCAGCAAGGCGATGCCGCTGGCGCAAGACAGGCTATTATGGTGGCACAAGGTCAACAACAACGCATGGCGTCACTTACTAAAACAGGTGCAGAAACAATTCGTGCTTTGCGTGAAAAAGACCCTGAGATTATTAGGCTACAAAACACACGAGATGCTTTAGAACAACAATTTGGTCCTACAGACCGTCGAGTAGTTGAACTTAATAAGATTATTGAAGGCAAGTCTAAAGCAGGGCAAACAACAATTACTATGCCAGACACTCGTGGTAAAGCATTTGAAGCTGCTGACCCAGAGGCGTTAAAAGAAGTTCGCAAAGAAGCAAGAGCAGCCTCTGGTCAATTGAGTTTAATTACCCAAGCTCGTGAAAACTTACCGACTGCCGTTGTTGGTCAAGGATTACCTACAATTATTCGTGGTTTAAATACTCAGTTAGCTCCTTTAGGTATCAATACGGAACAGGTTGCTAATACTCGTAACTTAGAACAAGCCCTCAAGAGTATTATTGCACAAGGTATTAAACAGTACGGTGCTAACCCGTCTACAGTTGACTTGCAATTTGCCGTGTCTGCCGCTGCCGATATTAAAGACCCGATTCAGGCAATTAGCGCTACTTTAAATTATTTAGAGAAAAGAGCTAAAGGAAGTATTAACAAAGCAGATGCTGCTGAACAATACTTATTGCAAAAAGGAAATCTTGCTGGATTTGAAAGGCAATGGACTGAGTCACAGACTGTTTCTAAGCCAAAAACCCGTACTTTGAAATCTGGTCTTGTTGTAACAGAGGAATAATATGCCAACATACACCATTAATGGTCGTAAATTTACAAGTCAAGAACCTTTATCTGATTTAGATTTAGAAGAACTAGCAACATCGGCAGGTATAACTCCTCCTGCTGCTCCTCCATCAACAATGCAACAATTAGGTTCTGCTTTTGTTGAACAATTACCAGCTATTGGTGCAGTAGTGGCTCCGGTGGCAGCAACACTGGCAACAGGCGGTATTGGATTACCAGTCGCATTAGGAACTGCAGGTGCTGGTGCTGCTGCTGGTGAAACTTTAAAACAAATGATTCAGGGACAAGAACAGCCTAATATTCCTCGTATTGGTCAAGAAGCTGCTTTAGCAGTTGCCGGCGAAGGCTTTGGACAAGCATTAGTTCCTGCTATCCGAGGTGCTGTAGGATTAACAAAAGGAGTATTAGGACTACCTCAACAGACTGCAAGACAGTTAGCGACATTGGAAGAACGCCAAGCTGCTCAACAGTTGTTACAACAGCAAGGTGCTACTTTATCTGCTGGACAAGTAGGCGGTCCTGCTTCTCAATTATTTGAAGGAATGACTCGTGCGGGTTTAGGTGAAGGAGCTTTTGCTGCTAACCAAAAAGCAATCGGAACTGCATTACAGAATGAAAAGAATGCTATTGTAAACAGTATTGGAGATGCTAACTTAGATGCTGTCGAAGCTGGGAAGTTACTAACAACAACTTTAGATGAAGCAGGTACTGTCTTTTCTAATAAGATTTCACCTTTTTATGAAAGAGTATTAGATAAAAAAGGTAAGTCGGTAATGGTCGATACTGCTCCAGTTGCTACAGCTGCAAACAAAGTTGTAACCGAAGCAAAAGCATTGAGCGAATCAGGTAAAACAGCGATGGCATTAGACCCTGAAGATTTAGCACAATTAAATCGGTTTACAGACACAGCCGCAACCATGACTTTTAAACAGGCTCATGATTTCCGTTCAGGCTTATTACGACAAGCTCGTATTTTGGAAACCAAGTATGGACAAGGTACTCCTTTAGCTAAAACAATCAACGACGCAGTAGATACTATTAATAAACAAATGGATTCAGCAGCATTGGAAATGAACCCACAACTGCAGAAAGAATATCGTGCTGTGTCGGCTGAATATAAACGAGCAATGGGTACTCTATATGATGAAACTTTAGTTAAACTATTGCAAAAGAATCCAGAAAAGATTGGCGATGCTATTGGTCAATCGGGAAATATGACCGAAGCATTGAAAGTAAAGAAAGCATTAAGATTTGCAAAAGAACAAGGAATTAAAGGAACGGATGAAATATTTGATAATTTCTTGTCTGGTTATCTGCAGTCAACATTTAAATCAACTGGAGATGAAATTGGCTCATTTGCACGATTAGGTGATAAGTTAGCGTCTGACCCACGCTTTAACCGTACATTCTACACTGTATTGGCAGATAAGCCAGTTGTGAAGGAAAATATTAAGAACCTTATTAGTGCCGCTAAAATTGCTGAACGGGAGAATAAGCCCACAATATTAAGTGGTATCTTCGGTACTGGCGCTCAGGGGGCTATTGTAACTGGTGCTGGAGCTGCTGCACTGGGTACACCTGTTGATATTATTGCTCAGATTGCCGCTGCTCAAGCTGGCGGTGCGTCCATTTTAACTAATAAAGCCGTTACCAATACTCTTTTGCGTGCTGAAGAACTTGCACAGAAAGTAGGACAAACTAAAGCGTATGAATATTTGTCACAATCCAAAGTGATTCAGAGATTCTTAGGACAAGAAGCGGTGAGAACAACACCAATCTCCCAAGGACTACTTAACATACCAACAGCACCACGGCTGTTTACACAATAATTAAGAATATGATTCCATGTCCGACCAATTTGGGTTTATCGAAGGAGCAAAGTCTGTAACCAGTAGCATGGATGCCAGCCGTGAGGCTAGTAAGTCCATTACTAAGAGTATTGTCGATGTACAGAAGGACGCTGCAGCAGTAGCACAGCAAAAGGACCTAGAGCGTAAGAGACAAATACGAGAATCTCAGGTCTTTAAAGAGCAGTACTTCAAGAGAGCAATGATGGAATGGCAACGCCAAGAAACCATCCGTATCGAAGAAGCTAAAGTCAAAGCTGATTTCATTAAGAAGCATGGAGCTAAACGCTGGAGTGAAATCGAATCCATTAAACAAAAGATAGAGAAACAAGATAATGAACTTACGAGAGAGTTTAAACACGATTTGGCAAAGGTTCGTAGAGCAATGTTCATGTGCTATGCAGTGGCTGCGGTCATTGCTTGGTATCTAACTTGGGGGTATAAACAATAATGTTACCATTAATGGCACTATTCGATGTTGGGATGAAAGTCCTAGATAAATTCATTCCTGACCCTGAAGCTAAGGCTAAGGCTCAGAAAGAGTTGCTACAGATGCAACAAGAAGGTAAGTTAGCTGAGTTAAACGCTGACAATATCGAGGCTCAAGAACTCACAAAGCGTCAAGAAGCAGACATGGCTAGTGATAGCTGGTTGTCGAAGAACATACGACCTATGACGCTAGTCTTTATTCTTCTTGTCTATTCTACCTTTGCTACGATGTCCGCATGGGACATTGAAGTCAACAACAACTATGTTGAACTACTAGGTCAATGGGGAATGCTGATTATGTCCTTCTATTTTGGCGGACGCACGCTTGAGAAGATAATGGATATGAAGAAAGGTAAAGATGAACCTAAGCAATAACTTTACCCTAGAAGAATTAACCCACTCTGAAGTAGCAGAGCGTAAAAACCTAGATAATACCCCTAACGCCAGTGAGGTTGCTAATCTAACTCGTTTAGCAGCCTTGCTAGAGCAAGTTAGAACCCTCCTAAACAAGCCAATAATGATTAATTCTGGCTTTAGGTCTAAACCAGTCAATGACTCTGTCGGTAGCAAGGACACTAGCCAGCATAGGCTAGGTTGTGCTGCTGATATAAGAGTCCCCGGAATGACCCCTAAACAGGTCGTAGAGGCGTGTTTAGCTTCGGATATACCCTTTGACCAAATCATCGAAGAATTCGGCTCTTGGACGCATATAAGCGTTCCTAACGCTACTTCTGACAAGCCTCGTAGACAAGCCTTGATTATTGATAAGGCTGGCACTAGGAATTTTGTGTAACACAATGTCGTTAGTTGTTAACATTTATTGACACTTTGTAACAAAAAAGAACCCCGCCGAAGCGGGGCTATAAAGACACACTTAGGGGTTAAATCTCACAGCCTCCTGC